TTGAGTTGGTGATTGTAAATCAATGCACCTTTAACGTGCATTGGTGTACCTTTGAGATACACACTATTAGAATCCCCCCATTTTTTAATCCCATTACATGACCTTGGAAATGCAATAGAAGCTGCATCCATTTCCATCCATTCCTTACGGAAATCTTGAATAAAATCATTTAATTCATTCTCATCACCTACCATGATTAATTTGAGAGCATCTCTAATCTTGTCTCGGCAAACTTGAGGAGTAGAAGACTTGACTGCCTCAATACCCATCATTTTCAGTTTGGGTTCTGCATACTGCACACCCTCTGAATTATGTACATTCAGTATGTACCTTTTCTTTGCAGTCCAGATACCCTTGTCTGCAATGACCTCACGAGCCATGACCATCTTTTGTTCGTATGCATTGACATAATCTGCGAGTTCTTGATACTTACCATCAATAAATGGTTCGATCTTCTCTGTACAAATCTGATCTAGAAACTTTACTGGATCTTTTGGATTCAACTTCTCTATCAATTTCTCAAATGTGATATAGACTGAATCAGTATCAGAGGCAATCACATAATCTACATTCTCTGTTTCTAGGATCTCATTGAAATATTCATTGAGGGCTCGTTCAATCCATCTAATTGACAATTGACCACCATAGGTAACAGCCTCTGCAATACGAATATCATAGAATCGAAAGTACTGGTTTCCAACTGCACCATAAGCAGAGTTAAGTGCAATCTTGAGAGCCATCTGTTTGTTACCTAATGATGATATCTCATTCTTATATTTTGGATCTTTAGTGTCCTCAAACTTCTGTTGAGCATCCAACATTCTTTTCTTATAAATCTTCCTTTCGTTGTACATACTATACAACAACTCAGGTAGAAACCCATGTTTTTTCTTAGTAAACAATGCGCCATTTGGAGTCATTGTTTGATTTATGGTTGGCAGATGTTTGGTATCAACTGTCTTGTCCAGCATTCTATCAACGCCTGGATGAGTCTCACTCATACCTACAATGGTTTCTGGTGAAATGTTGTACTGCATAATAAGATGAGGATATAGACTGTTTAAGTCAAAACTTACCACCCAATTATGCAATCCCACTTGTGGATCTTTCACATAAGCACCAGCAAATGCCTCTTTCTTTTCTTGTCGAACTTGAAAAGGAACCTGAATATTTCTTTCCCTAAGATAATTGTACATGATCACATCCCACATTTTAACTTGGGAAAACACATCATTATAATTGACCTTTGCATAATAAGCCATCGTGATCTGCAAATCAATCAACTTCATCTTGTCTTCTAGAGCATCTACAATCTCCACATCCTGTATGTTGTAGTCAATAAAAGATTGATAGTCTTTCTGATACCATTCCCTAAAAGTCTCATAAGGATTCTTCTCCTTCTCCTTACCCAACTCAACAAAACCGATATGGTCTAACCGATAACTTTCCTGTGCTGAGTAAGTGTATTTTTGATACAATTCAAGATAATCAAGTTGACTGACTCCTACCAAATCAAATGCAGTATGCTGTCTTCCCATCCGAAAAACATTTGCATCAAAGACCGATTTCCAAGGAGATAATCGTTTCGCAGCCTCATGTCCTAGTCTGACTCTGATACGATTTACCAGATAAGGAATATCGAAAAAACGAGAGTTCCAACCAGTAACAATATCTGGATAATTAGCTTCCCAGAACTTCAAAAATCTTTCTAATAATTCATCCTCATTATTACACTTAACATAAGTCACATCCTCACGATCTGTATGATATTCGTGTAATCCAAAAACTACAAACTTTTTAGATTGATGGTTTTTAAGAGTGATTGCATTGACACGCTCGATTGGGTCATCGACTTGAGGAAACCCATTTTCAGATTCAGTCTCAATATCAATAGTAGCAACCATGATCTTACTCATGTCCCATTTTATCTCACCCTTAAAAGTATCAGATATCCACTGATAAGGCCATCGAGTAAACCCATACAACATACCAGGCTGGTTACTGTATTGATCAACAAAATCCTTTGCTTCTTTAACAGTATCTTGCACCATAGGTGTAAGATTTTTACCATCAAGAGATTTGAATTGAGTTGGGTTTTTAACTGGAACGTAAAGTGTAGGTTGGAATCTGTGGCGGAGAGTTGTGCGTTCTCCATTCTTGACGCCACGAGCAAGAACAGAGTTACCAAATACTATAACATTAGTGTAGAAATCCATATATCTCCAAGTTTCATAATATAATACCTCAATGGACTCAAAAAGTCAAGTTTATTATCCATTGAGTTGCACATTAGGAAGAACAATACCAGAACCAAATTTTGAGTTCCAAGCATTGACAACCTCTTCAACTGCTTCAACAATACAAATAGTCCAATCTAATGGAATGGACACATTATCATTTTTGGAAAATGGAGGCCAGGGCATGAAACCTAGACCTTGTTGTTGGGGCATAATCTGGCAAGGATTGGCGATAGCAACAGAGTCTCCCACAACTGTTACATCACCAACAATTTCCTCACCAGATTTGAGTTTTACTAATTTAACATCAGTCATCCTTCTTTTTTCCTATGTTATATTTTGTTTCAAGAATCCACTCGTCCTTCTCATTGAAGGAGAGTACTTTTATTTGACTCAAAGGGGCTTTAGGTTCTGGTTCACCGACCAGACCAACTAAACCCCAATCACTCAAAAGACCAGCAATAGTGTTTCGTCTTTCTATATCATTATCAGTTAGACTTGACTTCTTGCCGTCAAGTGCAAATAATTCCTTGAAATGTACAACATAGTACTTCCCCTTCTTATGAAGGAGATGACAGGACTGATATAATTTTCGTTCTTTTCTTGATGCAACACCAATTCTTGATAAAGTCTCACGAACCTTCAGAAAGTCATCAGGCTCGTTTAAAGTTACTTCCAGCATATCATCTGGACTCCAATTCAATTCACCTTGCATTTCCACCTTTATTCAATTTGGATCGGATATGTTCAAGATCTTCGTCTGTTAGTATTGTGAGGGCTTCTTTTGCCTTTTGTTCACTATATCCGAAATATTCTTTCACTAAATCTAAATTATCTATTTTAGAAGTTTTCAACCAAGGAGCAAATCTCTTTCTTGGTCTACAACTATTTAGGAGAAAGTCGAATTGAAGTTTGTTATCTAAGTGGTTGTTTATATTCATCTCATTGACAAGAAAGATCATGTCAGAGTGAGAATACAGTGCATGATTTACTACCCAGGCTGGATACTTCTTCTCATATTGAGAGTCATCCAACAAATTTTCTTTGGTTTGGTTGATTGCGTTTAGATACTCTTTAAGTTCCATTTGTTACTTTCGGTCTTTTTTTGAATGTTTCAATGGTTCTATCCACAGCGTTAGACAGATCCTTTTCCCATTTTTTATAGGTATGCAATTCCCATGTCATATCCTGTATCTCTTTCCTATCGATTCCATCAAATGATTTAATGGCTGATTGAAGTTGATCTTTATTGTTGTACTCTATATTCTTGATGTGATCATCTTTAGCTACGACTGAATTAGCAGCATGGATTTCATTCTTCGTATTTGCTATAATAGGAACACCATGACTCAAAGATTCCAAAGCTGTAATGGACCATGTTTCGTGATGATAAGTAAGAAAATGAGTTTTGAATTTGGACATAGTTTTCAGTACGTCTTTATATTCTAAGTCCCATTTGACTCCATCCCATTTTTGATTTCTCAAGAAGTATGGATAAGCATAATGTTCTGAATTTACAGTTCCAGTTATCACCAGATTTTTGATATCTGTTTTTCTGAGAAGAGTTTTTAGTAGAAACGGCTTCTTATCTCTAGGATCGCATCTACCAACTGTACCAATGTCATACTCTGGATCTACCAATTTTGGTTTCTCACCTTTCACATAACCAGAATTAAGAAACCCAGCGATAGGGATATGTTCGCAATTCAACCTAGTTGCAAGATCATCAAAGTGTCTTTTTTGATACGAACTCATCAAATAACTGGTATGATAGTTATTATGAAGCCTATGAAATGTTCCTATGGAAGAACCCAAAGGGACATTAGCATGACAAATGTGAAGAATAGGTACTGGTGATTTTACAATCTTCGCTCCTACAAAAGAAGCAGATGACCAGTTGCAGATAATGATATCTGCATTAATCTCACAAGCTTTGGTTTGTATTAGTTTGGTATTGGTTTTGAAATCTTTAGGATTTTCAATGTCCAATACTTCAACATCTGAATATGTCTCGTAGATAGAGTAGCAGAACTTTTCGATTCCACCTGTAATAATATTTTTATCAAAAAACTTTCTGCCCCCATTCCCTACGTTATACGGAAGGAGTATCCTCATAACAATATGTAGGCGTTTCTGTTAATTGTTCAACAATATTAGGATGTTTAGACAAAGCCCTACGATATGGAGTCCAAGGAACACCCCTTCCCCATCCTAGAAAATGCATAATGTCAATTTTAGAAACTGCTTTTTTGTTTTGAATGAGCTCAACTATACTATTGAATATCTCAGTCTCTCCGACTGTATGAGTGTTATCTATCAAGGTATTCATGTAATCGTTCATCTCAACCATCTTATCTTTATACACCAAATTTTCCCTCAGATGTTTTCTAGCCTCATTTGATTTTTTGTTTCTGTATTCTTTGTCATCTAAGTATTTGTTCAGTAAACTCAAAGCACCTTCATCACTGGTGAAGA